TCGCAAAGGCTATGCCTGGAACAATCTCATGTTGCAACGTTGGACTGATCACGAACAAGCAGAACACCGAGTACTCACTGACTATGAACGCAACGTGACCTTGATTGATTTGACAGCACAACCTCAAGCGGTCAAGGACACAGTAGACGCAGCCATTCGTGAACAGATCAGCCACCGCGACGTGGGCATGGTGGGTGCACACTTTTTGAAATTTTGTGGAAAATTTGAGTTGACCAAACTCAGCGACCAAGCAGATGCTGTGGGACGCTGGATGAACCAGACATACAGAGGAGTATTAGATGATCTTAGCAAAACCAGTAGTGGACAAGCAGTATTGGATTCTCAAGCAGGATGACCAAAAAGTAGGCAACATTCAAGCTGTGGATGATGGATATCAAATCACCATCCGCAACAAGACTGCCAACTACAAAACCATTCCTGTGTTGCGAACACGGGAAAATGTTGAGTTTGAGCCTGCTGCCAAAGCAGCCAAAGAATCCAATCGCAGTGTGCACGGGTATGACGCTGGCTGTAGAGTTCACAACCCCATATGGGACGTAAAACATCGACTGCCATTGTTTACTACCAGTAGCAAAAGCAAATCATGGTTTGCAGCCGGTTGGTACATGATCAAACAGCATCGTACCTGGAAAGCTGTACAAAATCCCAAACTCATTGTACTTGAGCGTTATCCGTATCAAGGACCATTTCACACCAAAGAAGAAGCCAATGACAAATCCGTTTCGTGATCAAGAAAAGTTTATGAAGGCCTGCGACCAAACAGTCGAGGGTTTCAATCAAGAACAATTTAAATTGTATATCAATTTAATTGAAGAGGAGTTCAAAGAACTCAAAGAAGCAATCAACAACAACGATATGCTAGAGACGCTGGATGCGTTGGAAGACATTCTGGTTGTTACCATTGGTGCTATTCATTCAGCAGGTATGGATGGCGAAGGTGCCTGGAAAGAAGTTATGCGAACTAACTTTGCCAAGATCGACAAGGAAACAGGCAAAGTTCGCAAGCGTGAAGATGGCAAGGTGTTAAAGCCCCTGGGATGGACACCACCTGACCTCGAGCCATATGTCAAAAAAGTCTAATGTGCTGGACATGACGCCTGCGGAAGCTCGGGCGTTTCTTCGCCGGGTCATAGGCCCGCCAAGGCGTGTGTTAGAAGGCCAGGAGCGTGAACAAGTGTTGACCATGCTGGCCTTGATTGGTCCCACAGCAACTACCAACAATCAACACTCGTGGGCAGAAGATTATGTACAAGGCAACCATCACTGGTGTGTCACATACTTCCCCAACGAAGAAGCTATAGTAGAGGAAATTGAACGTGACCTTGATCAATGACGAATACAACGACTGCTGGGTCTGGGTAGAAGATAATGATCACAACCAAGAACTCAGCCCACACTTTGACTACGAAGAAGACGCCCTCCAGTGGCGTGATCGCTTGAAAGAAATGTTGAAATGAGTACACAAGTCAATATTGCATTTGATGCTGACCCTGATTACAACAAAGTGATCACGGTGCATAGAGGTGAGTTTACTATGGAACACTGGGTAGCGACTCTCAGTGTTGAAGAACAGCAAGAATGGCGTCGGCAACACGATATTCATGAAGCCGCTGTGCATGCCGCAGTAGCAGCAGGTGACGCAGAAGTACACACACCTGATCCCAAGAACGCCACCATCAAGTGGCGAAATCAAGAAATTCATTTGTATTGGATGAATACTATCTCAGCCGAAGACAATGCCAGCTATCACAGCTTCTGGGCTAGATATCATGCCGCAATGGCCGAAAGAAACACATGAGTTTACACATCAACCGATTTATTGATTTGATCAAGGCACAAGAAAGTCGCGGAGGTCGCGACATCACAATGAGTCTACGGGACGCCAAAGATCTGCATGCTGATATCACCAAGCTGTTGTTGGTGTTAGAATCCCTGCGACAACCCGCACAAGCTCAAGAAGAAGTAATCAAAGTAGAAATAACCGGCGGCACATTTTAAAACGGCTAAGTTTTTGACTAAATAAAACTAGGAGTTTAATGATGTCAAGACCCAAGCCAAGTGTGCTGATTGAGCACACACACAAACAAACCTACAAGACTGAACAGGTACTTGCGTCAGAAGGAGTATGGGCAGTATTTTACGACAACAAACCCATCAATCTCAAGACCTCCAACCTGTTGACTCAGTATCCAGGGCCCAAATACAAAAAGGTTTCGTTCAGCAATCCTGGGCATGCCATAAACTTGGCTCGCAAACTCAACACACAATTCAAGACCACCAAGTTTGGGGTTATGTTGTTGACTCAAGGGGTGCAAGTGTATCCCGATGTACAATAAGCAAGCTGTTACTCAAGCGGTGCTGGAAATTTGCAAAGGGCCGCTCAAGCCCACTGTGGACGAAGCCATGCAGTCTTGGTGGAAGAATCCCAGTCCTGACGCAGGCATGAGATTGAGTGCTGAAGGGTTCTTTGTTTTCAATCTTGCTGAAATAGAATCATACAAGTTTCAGCTACCTCCCAGCATACATGCCAAGTCCAGAACACTGCTGACCCTGGATCGAGGCATGACTTGCCCTTACTATCTCACACAAGGCAAAGCACCAGAGATCTATATCTATGGTGGCCAAGAAGCCACAATGTTTGCACTGTACGGAGATGTAGAAAAGTTCTTACGGGGTATAGCCAGGTAACAACTGATCTGCCAAGGCTCGTGCACGAACCACAAAGTCTCGTTCCATGCGATCAGGCAGGCCCCAAAGAGCCCATTCTCGATTACGTTCCAGTCTGCGTCGATAAGGTGCGAGATCAACTCGTCCTTCGATGAGATCGCGATTCAGTGCCAAAGCTTGATTTGCTCTTTCAAGCCCTTGGTCATTGCTGATTGAATCATAGCTGGTGTTGACCACATCATCAAACATGTCAAACCCCATGCGGCGGCAATGCTCCACAACGCCAGGATGCCCGATCACTATGGGTATTTGTTCCGCAGCAAAAGCCATCAAGGTTTTTTCTGTCACAATACCAGTGATGTCAGAGTATTGAGTTTCAGTCACAATGTTGACCGCTGCACTGCTGTACACATAAGACAGGGCCAAAAAGTTTGGATAGTTTTCGCAACCAAAATAGTTGCTGTAGTCAAATCCGGGCAAGGGTATCTCTGTTCCAAGACTGAGCCAGTTGTTGGCACCGCCCCAACTTTTCAAAGTGTAAGCAACTTGGCTGCGATGTCTGCATATCCTGCCATTCAAACACTGCCAGGCATGTGTGCGAGGTTGTGTCAAAATATGCTGCCATTCCCCAAAGCCAGCAGCCAACACATTGCACAAGTCATAGTTGTGATTGCTGAACTTGATGAGGTTTAGTGGTCCTGAATAGAATTTGTCTAGGTCAGCAGTCCAGTAAGTGACCAGCACTTGATTACAGTGCTCTCCATAGAAGCGTTCTATAGCTTCTAACTCTAGCCATCTCCCGTCTTTGAACGTGATAAAATCAGTAAGGTGCAACAACACCAAGGTCTTGGGAGTAAACTCTGTGACAGGCAAACTCAAGGGCCAACCAGTGTCAGGGTTGTAATCACCGCTGGTAACCTGATACCGAGTTACTAGGTCAAAACCCATTGGTCCCAGTGTTTGGTTGATAAAGTGAGCAAAATTCATATCAGGATATTTACTCTGTAAATAACTCATGCAAACAACTATCCAACAGGCTCTAGGTTCCCAATATCTTATGTTTTATCATGCTGCCTGGCCAGTGGATCTGTTGACACCTGGATGTACTTTGAGTCAATGTGTTGACGCGGTGAATCAGTGTATAACATATCACAGTAAAGATCTACAGCAATGGAACCATGCACAACAGGATGCAGTGGCAAGGCTGTTGTGGGTAAACTGGATCTATCAACGACTGGGCGTGGAGCCCATTCGCAAACCCATACTTACACATTGGCACCATGAACAACACATAGTGGACTGCGGGGACACAAGATTGATGGCCCTAAACTTGTTGCTAGACCCAGGCACTGTGGGAGTTGCAGTCACTGTGCCCGTACAACATGCAGATCAATTCGGTGACTGGGATCCAATACGCACCAATCAAGACTTGATTCAGGCCACTGGGTTCGGTAGTAGTGCTCAAGTCTTGGTTCGTCAAGGCACTGAACAAGCCATTGAGTGGTTGGAGATTGGTGATCATACCACTGCTCATCACCTGCATTCCGTTGATCAGCGTGTGAACATGATGCAAAAATACTTGAATCAGCAACCTGAAGATTTTGAGTTTTCAGTAGACTGGGCTCGCAGCTACATCAACTGGACAAATTACGCCAGTTGAGCAAGATACACCTGTTGCCACTGCTCAAATTCTTGACTCCAACGACGCTGATAAAGATTCAACAGTTCTCTGTTGTAGGTAGCTGCTTGTTGGCATCTACGTGACAACGTATCAAAGTCTGCTGTTCGCATATCTTTGACTACCTGCAGGCTTTTCCAAACAAAAATACCTGTCTTGCTTTCTACTTCTTTGAGACGATCATAGTGGTTGTGATCGATCAAGTCGCTGACACAATCAAAACCCAGACTTTCTAAGTAAGCAATGCCATAACGTCCAGCATAGCAAGTCCAAGGAGCGGGGGTGGTTAGTAATCTAAAGATCTTTTCGCTGAAAGCAGCAGAGTTGTCCCCGCTGTAGGTTTCGCACTCAATGTTCAAGTAGCTGCGATAATAGATTTCTTGGTGTGACACAGAATAGTTCTTGACAGGCACCTGTGGCTTCAACAATTCATAACTGGCACGCCAGTTGGCTTGGTCTTCTTCGCTGAGATAGTTCCAGTGCTGTTCAAAGTATTCAGGCACACGATCGTTGCCTTGAAACTGATCGCCGTGAAAGTCATACTGGCAATTGAAGTTTACATAACCCTTGTGCAAGTGAATTCGTTTGGCCATTTCCAACATGAGCTTGAGTCTGCGAGTGTCAATTCTGTTGATGCTGAACGTGTACTGTAGATCAGGTCGCCAGGCATGTGGTGCATCGTTGACTGCATAAATGCCAAAAAAGCTCGGGGGCAACTGCCACACACGATACTGAGTTGGACACCCGATATAACCATCTGTGATCACCACAGTGTTGCGATCAAACAGGTAAGGTAAGTCTGTGTGTTTGTCCTCGCTACAACTGCGAATGTCGTCTACCAAGCAAACGATCACAGTGTGATCTCTACGCTGCCATCTCTTGTGATTGGCAACGTCTTGTGTCCAACCGTGTTGATCCAACCAGTCAAACAGAAACGTTTGTGTAGCAGTTTCTTTGCTCAAGCAACCCGAGTTCCAAATGCCATTGCGGTGTATGGGCTCGCCTGTGTAGGGGTCAAAATTCATACGAATACTTACCGTGAAAAAACGGTTGACCAAATATTCCAGATCCGTTATACTGTAATTGTAGTAGTTAGAAAGGAGCCCAAAATGGCAGAAGTCAAACTTTCCGGACTGTACAAAGTCACAGTTACTGAATATGAGCGGGGTTGGGGACAGCGTGTTGACCCCAATGATACCCGGTTCTTTACTACACTACCCGAAGCAGAAGCTTACAAAGCTCATTGGGAAAAGGACGGAAATCCAGACTATTACTTCCGTGCTAGCATTGAAAAAGTAAACTAAAGTTTACACCTGGTAGTACTACAAAAGTACTACCTTTTTGTGTGCAAAAACGGTTGACCAAAAATCGCCAATTTGCTATAATATACACATGAACACAAAAACACCAGCCCGTAAAAAGCGTACAGATCGTACTCATATCATCTACATGATTGAGTCGGGTTCGGACTTCTACATTGGTGTCACTGCCAAGACAGAAAGCACTGTGAAAAAGAGTGTTATCACTCGTTGCCGCAAGCACTT